CACAGGTGCCAAAGGTGACACTGGCGACTCTGGAGCAAGTGGTTGGACTACTAGTCAAAGTTTTAGTTTAACTGGAACATATCAAACCGTTTAAGTATAAAAATTATTTAATTGCAATGATTAGTCAGTAGTTTTTCTAGTTAATTCTAGACCCATAGAGTGAGCAAACGCCCGAGCCTCATCTGGAGACACAAATGACGCAGCCTTGTAAGAAGTTCCGTTACGCAGACGTAAGAGAATCCACTCATCCACATCTGTTAGTTTCATTACGTGGAAAGAGTCATCGCCCTTAATCTTGATTCCATCTGATGAAAAATCATAAGACATCTGTATTCCTTATCTGTGGGGTATATTTGCCGAAGTATCTAGAGATATCCCTACCCGTGCGGAGGTGGTATTCAATGAGGCTAATTATTGAGTCTTCTATCTCGCGTACTGATTCTTTTAGCGGGTCTTTAATCACTGAGTCTTTAGAGTCTTGATGCACATAACAGAAGTAAGTATTTCCCATTGCGTTGCCTTTGCATTGGTTTCCACTTTTAGTTTTTGATTGGCATATATGCCGTTTCATTATTAATCAATACCTTTGCTGTTTTCATCCAGCCATGAAACTATAAAAACAGTGAGAACTCCTATGGACATAGCCATAGTGCATAGCGTAATAAGTGAACTAATAGTTTCCACTTCCCTCTCCTTTAGATAAATTTATCCGCGACTACCAAGCCGTATTTATGTATTTGCCCCTAGGTAGGCGTCCATCTGGCCTTTGTACTCAGAGCACAAATATGTCACAGCGCCCCATACGACAGAGGCAAACAGTTCGTTATCTGACTGAGTTTTTGCGTACTTGCTCAATAATTCAACCACGTAACCGATTGAGTTGCCATTATCGAGAGTCGCACACACTAGGTCACCGAACTCAATAACCTTGTCCTTACCCATCGTATTTGCCTGACCGGAGTTGTTAAGAACGTGCTCGTAATACTGGTCGTACTTGTTAACGACTGGGGCGGCAGCCATTTCGGTCGTGGTAGTAGCCGCCACTTCACGAATAACAGTAGTCGTACCGCAGGCTGATAATGAAAAAACGCTTAGCGCGATAAGTGTTGAAAATCGTTTCATGCCTGTACATTACCAGTATCAACAAAAAGAGCAACATAAGTTCAGATAAATCTATCCAGAAAGCCAAAGCGTGATTATTAATTTAGAGCCCTGGGAATATGTCCACGCATCAAATGTGGGTATCGCCCGCTTCGCTGCCAACTGGGGCAAGCAAGATGCTCCGCACTACAAAAAAGAACTAATGGAAGACGACCGCACCGCAACGGTCGCAGCAGCAATTTGCGAATTAGCGGTGGCAAAAGCAACAAACCGCTTTTGGTCAGGCCATGTATGGTCGAAAGCAGAACATAACAAATATCGAGAAGTGCCAGATGTAGGAAGGAACATAGAAGTCCGCCGAGTGCGAAAAGGAACGACAGTAGCCCTACGCCGGCACCAACTAGGCAAAGGACTCATACTCTTTGCAGCACAGCCAGTAGCGCCTGAGTTCATGACGGTAGACGTCTGGGGATGGATTAACTACGACCAAGCGTGGGAACTAGCCGAACCATCGCACTACGCACCAGAAACGACCCTGCTTCTAGACCGCCTGCACCTGAATACAGAGTGGTGATTGGATAAATCTATATGAAGTGTGTGGAACCTCATTTATTGTCGTACTGCTCCCCCCCCACTCTCACGCCATCTCGGAAAGAGCCCCGAAAAAAGGGCTTACGGACTTAGAAATCCCAGCCTCCCTCATCCATCATGCAATTGATATGAATACTTAGTGCCATAGTCGCACACCACAGTGGTAGGACGATTTACAATGGTCTCTATGCCCTTCACTTATGACATAGACCCTGCTGTCTCTAGCCGCCGTCAGAGACGCTCTGTGACCCCTCTAGACCAAGACATCAAGGCACTAGATAATGATGAGGTCAAAGGCATAGGAGCATCGATTGCTAACGTCTCCTTCGACCCCAAGGCGTTTGATGGTGATGGTGATGGCAAGGTCCAAGACAACACATCGTTTGAAAGACCAACCGTCCCCTTCGTAATGAATAGCCATACAGGTCTGATGAGCGTGAGTGGTGACTACTCAGCATCGTCCTACAAGGATATGACAGTAGAGCAGATGGTAGAGCATGCAGTGCCTGACTCACCAGAGAAGTTCGTGAAAGCATTGCTTGACATGAGGACAACATCTGACATCAAGACGGATACAGGGACATTCCTTCAAGGCTTTGACAAAGCACTTAGAGAAGGTCTAGGAACATCAGAGGCCTTCGACTTCTCACCTGAAGCCATCAAGTCCGTACGGGTGGCATTGGGTAATGCATTGAGAGACCACCCTGCCTTTGCCGAGGCAGTAAGAGACTTTGGTCTACCACCTATAGTGCGCATGCAACCAGGCATGATGGAGTCAGATGAGGCTGGTGGTTATGAATGGATGTACCACTTCATGATGTTCAACCCTCCAGCCCTAGAGGAAGGCGGCATGTACGCACATGTGAAGAACTTCTCTAACGAGGTAAGAAGAGGCATAGGTGCCAAAGGAACTACCCGGAAGTTAATTGGAGTAGATACCGCTAGCACCTTCACGCATGAGTTTGGTCACTATGTCAACGACATGGCAGCACACCACCTGACAGAAAGAAGTGGCAACGACCTAGCAATGGTGTACGCCAACCTGGCTTGGGGCGACATGCAGGATGCACGCCCTTGGATTTCGGACCCTGATGCACTGCACCTAGTGGACAGTGACATAGAGAAGGTAATCAAGAAAGGTAAAGAGACCCCTGATGGTCTCCCTTTCATTAACTCACAGTATGGTCAGTCATCCCCTGCCGAGATGTTCGCAGAAGCAGTGAACGCAGTGCTTAGTTCAGACAAGAACAACAATGAATCAATCAATGCCACCTTGAAGGCACATGTCATGAAGGTGCTAGGTAAAGACTATGCCACCTACCATGTATCACCCGAGAAGGAAGAGCGCATACCTTTTGGACTGAAGTCAGAAGGTCCACGGGTGCCAACGGGTGAAGGCAACGTTCATATGCCTGCCACCATGATAAGCAACGTCTTTGACGTCATACGTGAAGGTGACACAGATGTACAGATGGAACACCGTGACATATTCGGTGGACATAGACCTACATCAATAGATTGGCTTAAAGACGCTTCAGATGAAGAGATTGCAACCCTAGTAACACCCATGTCTGCAATGGACCATGCAGTAATGATTATTCAGCAATCGCACATACATGACTTTGATACATTGTCTAAGGCTCAGATAAATAGCGAGATAGCGACAATATTGCGTTACCTAGTAGGAGAGCATTCAGAATACTCAGTACGAAGCGGTATTGACTATGAGGCTAGAGAGCAGGCTCGTGAAGAAGTTATCAATGCACTAAAGAACAAACCGTTTGCATGGTACGTAAGGACCTACGGGTTCCCTCCTATCACTATTGTCACTCCTGAAAGTGAAAAGAGAGCAAGGGAAAGTAGCCTAGGACCACTCATGGACAACCTCTCTGGTGTTGATGACAATGGTGAAAAGGTTGGATATGTAGGTGCTTGGTTCTCTCAACTAGGAGGGGAACTGACTACAGGGATAGTTATCAATAGAACACATCATCAAGTAGGTAAAGAAGCACAAGAGGGAGATATAGGCCATAGGCACGCATTCTCCACTTCTGATGGAAAGATTAGCAACATCGTTAATAACGTGTCTATGTCTAGGGAGTCAACTATCAGACATGAGTGGGGTCACTATTTATATTGGAGACTAACTCGTCATTCATCTGATGAGACACTTAATGCTTTGGGTGTTGATAAAGAAAAAGCACAAGAGCAGAGGGATTACCTGCGTAAGTTGTACGACATCAATAAAGGCATGTCTCTTGGACCACCCAATGTAACACGTGACTTTTGGGGTCAGTCTGCAAACGGTATGTACAACCCTTCCGTATTCGAGCAACTACGTAATCAGGGTTTCCCTATTGTTAATAGCGTTTATGGACAACATAACCCACAGGAGAACTTTGCAGAGTCTTTTGCTGCATTTACTTCAGAATACCCACGGGTGAGAAGTTACTTCCTTGACCGAAACATAAGAAACATAATGGCTCAAGTCACTGGGATTGATACAGATATCGTTGATGATAAAGGTAAACCATCACATGACAAACCATGGGAACGTAATGTTAGTGGTCTTGCCTCTCGTTCAGCGACCATCATGGGTAAAGACTTTGGTCAGATATCAAAAGAACTAGAACTAACAGATAAAGAAGTATCTATAGCAGAAGATGAATTAACTCATAATATGGATGAAGTAACTAGTGGAGAACTAGCAAAGAGACCAATACATTCAGCAATAGAAAAAGACAAGAAACGACTATTGGATTCCATCCGTGTTGAAGTTGATGATGATGGCATCCCAATGATGATGGCAGACCCGAACCCACTCATGTTTCAATTCATTCCAGACAAACGAGACTGGTCTAAGGTACGGGTACCTAAGCGTGCGACAGTCAAAGCAGCAGCAAAACACATAAAAGAAAACCAATCCGAAGCAATTTTTAATGATGAGGATACTAAGCAGAGTCTCTTCGGCAGAAACTATGAGCGCCTAGAAGAAAGATTCAGCAACAGATTAATAGGACTAGTTGAATCACTAACAGAAGGTGCACCAAAAGAAGATATCGGTGATTCGGTGGGCTCTGGTTGGTTGAGTCTCTACCTATCAGGCTTGTCTAACCCTGTCAGAAGTTCCTTCGCTGATGGTTCCGGCAGTGTGGAATCAGGCGTACATGATACTTTCGGTCATGCGGGTATCGGTAGAGGTTTTGATAGACATGGCGAATGGGCTAACCCATTAGCAGTAATTACAATGCTTGATAATCCAATATTTGACGACTTCACCCCTGACGAAAAAGAAGCCGTTAAGAGAAGCGTGCTTACTAGATTTGCGATGTCACGTATTGAACAAACTTATGGCACTGGTTTCGGTGATAAATACGATGAAGACATGGATGGAGGACAGTGGAACAACTGGATTTACGGATACACGGGTGACATTCAAACTGTCATTGACATGCTTGACGACTCCGACAGAACACAGGTACTTAACAATGATGGTTCACCAATTAGTGGATTGCGTTCAGGTAAACCATTAAACGGTGTAACTAGAACAGATGTACAAGCAGTTGCTAAACAAGACGCCATACATACGCATGGTCTTGCCTCCGAAAAAACAGCAATAGAAGTAATTGACGCTCTAGTAAAAGACCCATCTCTGTATGATTTGGCTCCCGAAAAAATACCTGAAGTCATATTTAAGTTGGCAGGCGGAGACCCTGAACTATTCAGTCGCTTGCGCAATAGAAATGTAACACCACAAGGCATGTGGACAGAAGAAAGAATAAGAGAACTCGTTAATCAGATTCGCATAGAGCCATCACCGGATGGCATATTCACCATGATTGCTCCACCGGTTCCAGAATTTCAAAAGATTATTGGCTTTGATGGAGACTTCTCTCATGTGAGAATTCCATCTTCTGAAGCAAGAATCAGAATGTATCAATCCATTCTAGACAACTTGAGAGAGCCAAAACCCGGACTGGGATACACGGATTATTCCGAAACATTCGGAGAAAAACTAAGTGACGCCGCTGATTCCTTATTAATACCTCGTAGCGCATATAGAAACTTGCGTGAATCTCTTGGCGCAGAGTACACCCCAGGAGGCCCTATGGACTCATTTGACACCCTGTACGAGAGGTTCTTAAGGGTTCCATCTGATGCGATGATGCTTGAGGAGCAAGACCAGGGTTCCTTTATACAGGTCATGCATGACATTATTGGTCATCTTGGAACGGGTCGTGGGTTTGACAGACACGGAGAGTGGGCAAACTTTTTAGCAATGGTTCATACGAGTCAAAACATTTATGCAGACAATCCTGAATATAAGGACGCTCTTCCTTTTGATTTATTTCGTAGAATCATGATAATGCAACTTAGGACTTGGGAACAGGCTGATGAGATGCGAGGAATCTCAACAGCAAAAGAGGCTTTAGGACTGTTGGAAAAAATACATAAAGCATCTGACAACATGACCATAGACGTGGAAACAATGAGGCAAATCCTACAACTGGACAACCCTGACACTTATAGCCCTGTTCAAAACAAATCCCTACTTCAAGAGCCCCCTAAAACGAGAGCGACTGCGTATATACATTCGCTCATAGACAACAACATCACGGAGACACGCAAGGCACACTCCTCGTTCGTAGGATACATCAGAGGAAAACCAATAAAACAGCCTGATACCAAGACCCTCCCATGGGTAGATATATCGATTAAGTCATTTGTTCATAGTGCCCCTAAGCACGTGAACCTTTCATTCACTAAACCACAACTACATAGCAAACTGTACAAAGAAGTACTTAATGGGACTGACGGTGGACCTGCAGGTACATGGACAGCCAAAAAAGCGCTACTGTTAACACGCAAGTATGAAGAACAGGGCGGCTCCTATAGAGGTGGCGTTCGCAAGATGGAGAGGTCTCTACGGAGGTGGACACGTGAAACTACGACAGGTAAAATTCGTAACGGCAATCTTCGGAGGTATCTCCCTGCTGATGCTTGGAGCCGGCGCACACTATCGCCTCCAAAAAGCACGGGCTCTAGAACAAGCATCGGACATAATGGAAACAATCCAAAGACTTCAGCGAGCAGGGCTCGCACGACAGGAAGAAACGTCAGAAGTTATAGAAGGTAGTCACCACTTGCCAATAGGGCAAGACTGAGATTTTACCTTCACCTTTAATTGAAGGAAGCATCCACACTCTTTACACTGTTTAGTAGGTGAAAAGAAATGCTCACATTCAGTACAGATTAAGTACCTCTGAGATGGGGGCGTCTCCCACTCTTCTTGCTTCTTCTTAAAGATTGTCATTAGCCACGAAGTCTATTGCCACACGCTAAGCAGAATTCTGCCCACGGGTAGTAGCGACGTTGATTAATAGGATGATTACAGTCAAGAACGTTTGCAGCAGCATCGTTTAGAACCTTACGCATGAACTCAGACACGCTTACACCACGGGCTTCTGCTGCTTGCCTCCACCGGTCTTTGTCATGTTCTGTCGCACGAATAAGTACCTGCTTATCTGCAGGTCCACCATCAGGACTAATGGCAGTTGGTACAGCCATGTCTTTAAGCGTGGTTTCAGCCTCGTTGATAATGGCAGCCTTTAGGTTGTCCTGTGGGTGATGGACAATTGAATCTGCCCTGTTATTCACTTCTACTTCGTTATTCTGCATTTTATTCCTCAACTATTTCCGCATCCTGTATCTCGTTACCTGAACCAAGTATTCCACGAACTGTCTCTAGAGGTAATACTCCAGATGTTCCCATTATTTCTAGCAGACGTTTGGCCTCAAACTCGGCATTAAACTCTTCTAAAGCGTTCGACTGTACGTGGCCGGCGAGGGTTGCTTTGACTGGGTTGGCATCTCTGACGTCCATATTGATGTTCACAACGTTCTGTTCCATGCCCATTAACTTAGAACGCCTATCCATAATCAGCAGAACTTGCTGTATTGCCTTTAGGTCAGGCTCTACTGCCACCTCTGTCCCATCATCCATCGTCACCTTGCGGTGTTGGGTCATGGGCCATATTGCTGACTGCAGGTTGTCTAGTCTCTCTAGTTCCATTCTAAGAACTTCAGGATAAGCAAGAAAGGCTTCATTGTTGAGTTTAGATAGTTGGCGCTGTACTGCCTTATTTACATTGCTTGATGACACGCCGAACCTACGGGCTATCTCAGTAGTTGATACGCCCGCCTGTCTCATCTTAAAGATGCGCAAGTCCCTCTCAGCAAGAAACTCTCTTGACAGGGCTTTGCCTGCTTTGTCATCACTCATGTTGACACTTTCATAAATTCTATTACCTCAAATGGTAGCCGAGTTCCACGCTTCATCTTGGTAGGCCATTGACGTTCGTCACGGGCTCCTCGGAAGTGCCTGACGTCATATACATATTGTCCCACTGCTGCTGGGTCGGGAGTTAATGAAAGACCGAACTCTGGCCACCTAGACCATACGGCAGAACCGAAAGGGCGAAGGTCACGGTTTGACATCGTTGTCCCCAAAGGGGCATGGTGTTCCAGCCATAACGCACAGTTGTAGTTAGTGCGTAAGTCATCAAGATATCTCGCCACTTCCACAGCAATTGCTTCAGAAGTCCTGCCACCCGGGTCTACAAAAGACTTATACAGAGGACCCATCACTAGAAGTTCTGGCTGAACCTCATCCATTGCTTTCTCTAGAACCATCCTGTCGGAAGATTCAAGAAGGTTAAAGCCGTTGGGTTTAATAAGAATCTGTGCATCAACCTTTGTGTTGTAGTTGAGACGCTTAACTTCAGCAATGATATTTCTAGAACTGCGTCTAATAATCTTCTCTGGGTTCTCAAGGTCTACTGTCAGCGTGCGTATTGGCTTCATGCGTTGATAGGTGAATGGATGTATTCCTCCAGCAGAACATAATGCAACTTGACGGGCAAGCATTGTCTTTCCTACGCCTTCAGCGGCAACGATAATAACTCTCTCACCACGCTCTAATAGTCCTGGGATTACCCAATCGTAAGTATCCCTATCAGCCTCTCCAATGAAATCTTCCCAAACAACAAGACGACCAAAGTCAACGGGTCGCTCAGAACGAACACTAGTAATAATTTGAGACGACTTTACAACTAATTGCTCAGGAGTTAAGTCGGTGCGTAGTAGCAACTGGCTCAACTTGTTCGCTGCTTCACTAAATGGTGACACTACTGGCGGGACTATCTCTACCGGTGTGTCTTCTTCAGGTAGTTCATCAAGTTCAACTAGTTCCGAGAGAGTTAGACCGCCAGCAATATGGTCACTAACATCCTTAAACTTTGGAGACACCCATGCAGCAACATCGCATCCAGCGCTTGTTAGTTCAGCCATTACTTTATGAGCATGTGCTATTCCCGGCTCATCTCTATCAGCAATGATGTCTACCGTTGCTCCAGCAAGAGCATCTGTATGAATCTGTAGCCATTTTCCTGCTCCGTTAGGTGGAGTAGTAGCAACAAAACCCATCTGAGTAAGAGTGTCTGCGTCTTTCTCTCCCTCTACCAACCAAATAGGAACACCATCTGCTTTGGCTTTAAGAACTGATGGAAGATTATAAAGAACCTTGGGGGTATCTTCAAGTTTGTAGTCCCATTCGTCTTTCTTGCCAGTAGGGCGACGCTGCAGAAACTTCTTCTTACCTTCGGAAGTTATATATCTACACTTCTGAAACAATAATGTGCCATGTTCGTCAATGTAGTCATAAGTCTTAGTAAGGGTGTTCTTTTCTTTCTTTTCACTCTTATCGTTCTTTGGAGCAAAGAGTGCGCTTATGGGTAAATCAACGGCCTCACAAATCTGTTTAGCACTACATGGTGAACCACGATGACAAGTAACAAGTATGTTTCCATTGCGCTCATCTTCTGATATCGCTAGAGAAGGATTATCGTCATCATTCCTACATGGACACCGTGCTTCCCATCCATTAGGAGTGTCATGTACTCCATTGAGTCTGGACAAGAACTCCTGTGTATGTTCGTAGGCAGGAGAACTCATTTATTACCTAATACCAATCCATTAGCATTACGCAGTCCTATGCCACTGAAGTTAATCCGACCATCACGAGAAAGAAATATGTTTTTACGTGAGCGCAGATGTGCTCGTTGTTCTTCATCAAGGCCACCCCATATACCCCACGGTTCGTGACGTAACGAGTATTCCAAACACTCGACCTTTGACTTGCAGCAGTTGCATATCTCTACTGCTTTTTTAACATTCAGTTTTACAGCGGCCAGTTCGTTTTTCTGTAATCCATAATAAGTGGGAAACCACCAATCAACTGGGTTCCCCTTGCAGTCACCATCTTCAGGTGCAAATTCTCCAGCCACATACCCTCCCAGTTGTTACGCTTGCGTGCGTCCCGCAATCATACGTGCTTCGTAAGCAGAAAGAAACACCAACACGTGTTGTACTTCTAATTTTCCACCAACATCTTTTACAACAATATCAACTGCTTCTATGTTTACTTTGAGAGCGTTTGATATTGATGCACGAAGAGACTGAACATCATGTTCGTAATTTGCAGTGTTAACTTCTTCACGAACGCGCAATGGTGCTTGTACTAATGCAAGCATTTCTTGTTCTTTAGATTCTGCCCTAAGACACCACGCACATGCAAGTTTTGGCGCTCTTGATGCTCTTGGTCGTATCTCAATGTGACCACACGATAAAACATGATGATATTCAATGTTCCCCCATGTACCAACTTTTTTGATTTGTACTATTTCTTTTCGTGGAGAACGTCTATGTTCTGTTGAGCCGGCCATGCAACAACATTACTTCATGGGTAAATAAAAAAGACCCACCCATGATTAGGGCGGGTCTTTTTATCTTTAGAGTTAATATTGTGTACCAATGGCAACTCTTAAGAATTTGCTAGAACGGTTCGTCCTCTGGTGCTCCAACTGATGCTGGTGCACGGCGCTTTGCTGCTGCTGGACGCTGTTGTGCCGGCGAATCACCTTGTGTGCGCTTCTTGCGTTCGAATGATTCGATAGAACGTGTTTGGATACCGATGGAATCAGCAACCAACTCTACGGTTGAACGCTTATTGCCTTCTTTATCTTCCCATGAACGTTGCTCAAGACGACCAGTCACGATGACTCCAACGCCCTTTTCAAGCACTGACGCTGTATCTTCAGCAAGGAATCGCCATGCGACTACGTTGAAGAACGATGCCTTCTCTTGCTTCTCACCTGAAGCATCTGTGTATGAGTAATTGGCAGCCATGCTAAAAGACAACTTACCAATTCCGCTAGTGGTGTATGTCAACTCAGGGTCCTGTGTGACATTGCCGGTTATTGTTGCGGGTGATTGTGACATTATGTACCTTCTATTCTCGTGTATCCCGTATGTTGAACTCTAGTATCAATACTGATAGATTGCAACTCATGAACAACCCTTTTGAAAAGCGTGCCGAAATCAATGAATACATAGCAGAAATGCTCATGAACATGACTGACCCAGATGATGTGGGCCCCGGTCAAGAAGAAGAGTTCATGGATAACTTCAGGGTTCTAGCCCTTCATTTGCTTGGTTCTCTGCAGTTTACGGCTATTTCCGAGGATGAAAATGGCATTATTACTGCAACTATTCAACCTATGGACCAAAAAGAATATATGAAAAAAATTATTGATGGGGATGACATTTTCTAGCCCTTTATTTGCAAGGGTTTCATAAAATTAATCCCATATAACCCTTTGTTTATAGGGGTTTTAGGTATGGTTGACGTTCGGTTGCTGTTTGATAAACTGGTACTACTCAATAAGTGAGCCGACATAGGCAGACAATTACTAACAGGTCTGTTGCCTTATCCGCCGAACATAGGAGAAACCCTTGAAAAACCCCGTACGCCTTTTGGCTATATCCCTATCTATCCTTTCCATAATTGGACCGATGACAAAAGCCGAGGCTACGGATTCAACTCCGATAGTTGTAACAACATCCACTGCCGACGTGCAGCCGGTGAGTCCCGCTATGCAAAACAAAGTTAAACAGATGACGCTGAGTACAATGAACCCCGAACTCGTTACTCAGTTGCGTTCACATAAGGGCGGTTCTATTGCCTTTTGGGAAGCAGTGTCTTGGTGTGAAACCAATCACGATTGGACTAACGGTGGATATTTTTCTGGTGGGTTAGGTATGGCTCAATCAGTATGGGAAGGTTATGGCGGTCGTGAGTTTTCTAAGTCACCGAAGAAAGCAACCAAAGAAGAACAAATAATTGTTGCTAATCGCATGGCGTTCTTTGGGTATCAAACCAAAAACGTATTTAGAACCATGGATGACAAAATAAACAACAGACCTTTCTTTAGACCTGCTGTTGGTTGGCGTAGTGCAAGCAACTGGGGCAAGCACTGTGTTAACTGGAAAACACGCAAGCCGAATCACCTCAAGTTTACAGAGTCAAAACCAATGGTGCATAAAAATAAAGTTTCTATAATGAGTCTTAAAGTAAATAAGAGTTGCCCTCAATGGGAAACAGAACTTAAAACACATGGGTTACCTGTGAAGAAGTTTTCATATATTGCATGGAGAGAGTCCCGCTGCACCCCTTCAGCAGTCTCCAAACTAAACTCAAATCGCACAAGAGATTACGGGTTAGTGCAGATTAATAGTTCTTGGAAGAAAGTGACAGCCAAAGTATGCCACTCTAAGTATGGAGACATGAAAGCCTTGCTTGTTGTTTCTTGCAACTTAAAGGTTGCCAAGTGGCTCCTTGAGAATACTTCTTCGGGTATAGGTAACTGGTCTACTAGTAGCGGTAATAACTGACACTTGCTAGTATTCCATTATGGATTCAAACTATGTAGATGTACTTGATGGCTTCGTCCGTCTAGATGATTCAATGGTCAGCGACCTCTCTGTTGTCAACTCGGCACGGGTGTCGTTTGGAAAGACATCAGACGAACTAGACGATGCTGGTATTGGCCTAATAAACTTCTTGATGCGTGAGCGACATGGAACACCTTTTGAGCACAACGCTTTCAGGTTCCACATTAAGTGTCCTGTGTTTGTTGCTCGTGAATGGTTCCGTCACCGTATTGGTTCTTTCAATGAGTTCTCCGCCCGCTACTCGGAAGTTCCGAACGAGTTCCACGTACCAGATGTTGAGCATGTTCGCCGTCAGACAGGAAAACCTGGTGCTTACCTGTTTGAGCAGATGCCTAAAGAAGATGCCGAGAGCGTGGTTGACATCATTAGTGAAGCAAATCAGTTCGCCTATGGTGCTTACCTTGACCTGCTTGAAGCGGGTGTCGCTAAAGAACTGGCCCGCACCATTCTGCCTATGTCCATGTATACACAGTTCTACTGGACTGTTAATGCGAGGGCTTTGATGAACTTCTTATCTTTACGTACGCATTCTACTGCACAAGAAGAAATACGTCAATACGCACATGTAATTGAGGATATCTTTGCTGAATCTATGCCTGTAACTTACGAGGCGTGGGTTGTTAACGCAAAAGTCTGCCCTTGATGTGGTCTTGGCTACTTAGTGGTCTGGGTGTCACGGGACTCTGGCTCGTCGGAAAGAAGCACTGGTGGGCTTGGGGCATTGCTTTCACTAACGAGTGCTTGTGGATGGTCTACGCAATCGTCACCAAACAGTATGGATTCATCTTTGGAGCACTTGCTTACGGTTGTGTTCATGCAAAAAATGGAATACAATGGCGTAATGATTCTACATTCAAAGAAAAAACTTGACATTATTGCTCGCTCACTGACTCGTTGCGGTATCCCTTTATGGCACGGCATGCCTGAAATGATTGTCAAAGACCTCAAAGCAAATGGTTATGTCATTAAAAAGAAGCGTAAGTGAGTCGCAAATCTCTTACCGATACATGGGGTGTTGAAGTAATCCTTTCCTGCAAATGTGGAGAAGTACCATCACACGCAATGGACTGGCGGCCGGCCAGATGCCCCGTGTGTCGAGAGACCATGGAGGTCGTTGTTCAAAACCACGACAAATATTATGGAGCAAACAATGGAAATGCCTGACCTTCCACCTGAAGAAAAAGCAATAGAACAACGTAGAGTTTTAAAATGGTGGATTCAACACAGCCATGTCCAGGAGGACAAGATTGAAGCGATGCGTCAGAGTATGCGTGAGATGCTTCCGATTGTGATGAAGTATTACTCCGAGGAAATCTGGTGTGCTGGTTGGATGCAGAACCTAGAAGGCTTGCTTACTAACGAAAATCGCTCCTCCCGCGTTGGTGATATAGCACGTGCAGCGGGACTTCTCGGAGAGATTCCTTTCTGGGACGATAATTCTCCCGAAGATGAGGACGGAATGAATATCGGATGGCGCAACTATCCATTAGAGGAACAAAAAGACCTCAATTAAAGTTCTTACCCCAGAAATTATCTTTAGTAAAAGGTTGCTTTAACCCTTTATAGACTGTAGTCTGAAGGTATGGATAAGGAAGTTCTTCAGTACGACCAAGAGAAATCATCGATTTTTCGTACACTTCCCAACTAACTGGTTGCGGTAAAGTTCCACACGGGTACTTAGCATCTTCGGTTGTCAATAACACTTTGCAATCAGAACAGCGAGTTTCCTCTACATTCTCTCTCGGAGAGATGAAGACGGGGAATTGCTTCCAGTTGTGACCCAAGAAGTTCTTTTGCTCTTGATTGACCGTTCCATCAAATGGGGGTGTCCATTCTTGGTAAGCCCACCAGCGAATACTCATTTTGCAGACTCCTGAGCCCCGTCGCTAACAATTTCATCAACAATCAACTTGGCATATTTTTTGCGTAAACGCCACAGTTTTGTATTCATTTCAGCCATCGCCTTAGTATAGCGAGCCTTCTTGGCTATCTGAGCGTCATAAATGCCGTACTTGGTGAAAGCAATGTCCTCTAGGTCAGGGGATTCAAAGAGAATATCGGAAATCCATTCACCCTTTTTATCCAAAGCAACCATCAACTCGCATAAGCCTTCTGCCCCAAACTCGTCATAGATTCTTCCAGCGACCACATCACAAAATGCCTTACGGTACAAACCCTCTGCAAGGGCAGCGGAACTCATAAAGGTACTTATGAACTCAGCCAGCACTTCTGGCGGGACTTCAACGTCGTCAAAATCTTCTTCGTTCGGCTCCATATGTTGCCCCCTTCTAATTGGGTGAACTAATTATCTCACCCGCCTGTGTCAAAGCAGGGAAAGGATTCTTGCTTCTGCTTCTATCTTCTTGCGTGATACCCATGAATTGAGGTCCATTGAAGACATTGCTCTATCATCTTTAGTTCCAGCACGGTAATGGTCTAAGTATTCGGCTATTGCGTTATATGTAGACCAGCCGTTGAGACCGTAACCGCCAGCATTCTTTTTGTTGAGGTAGAGGCCCCGAACAGCCAGGTGCACTTCTTCACGGTTCTTCATCTGACGTTCCGTTTCTCCGCTCTTTTTGGGGAATACGGAGTTAATTACTTTGTCAAGTTGAGGTGAACTTGCAGGCACAGAAATACTGAGCATTTTTTCTGCAATATTCTTAAAGTTGGTTGCCCATTCAGTTGAGATGTTTAATACTGCTTGCGCATCATCAATAACCGAATCGGCATTACGTGTGTGTCGTGCGGTGAAGACGCGGGACGCCTGACCCATCCCCATGATTACTGTGTTCTTACAAACAGCACGGATAGATGTGTTCGCATAAGTAATGGCTGTTTTGCCGTCATGACCGTTACGCACGAGTAGATATCTGTCAATCTTATCCCCAACCCCATTTGGGTCAATAACAAGCGAGCCAAGGTCTAGTGATGAAAAGAACTCACGACCACCATTTAGAACCCCACAAGTATCTACGATTGCGTCGCCGCTCGATGCCCCGACAATCGCCAGAGCACGTTCCAAGCATTCACGGTTTTGTTGGACTACAAACCTTGTTCCAACTGTGGCTAAACCATCAAATGTCCCATCGGGGTTGACCCTGATTGTTGCCCTGCTGTCATCTACAAATACTGGCGTTCCATTCGGGTTGAGGATAAAATTGCCTGAATCGTCTACCGCTGCCACGCGGGACAGTACAACGTCAAAATCCGCCTGAGCGGCTTCCAGCATCGCCTCTACTGTTTGCAAGCCCTTCATCGGCTTCCCAAGCCTGTGCCACGGCACCTCACGGTCGGCATACGCCATTCTTGCTGCTCCGTTTGCGCTCATCTCTATTTCGTGTGCCATGCCTCTACCTTTTTGGATAAATCTAACTAAACGCATAGTAGAGCACAGACCTTCTTTTGTGGGGAGGTTTTACGTGCTACTGGGTGCCCCGGGTTTTAACGTGGCGAGATGAATCGGGGAATACAAAAGCCCCCGTCGGAGGGCAACGGGGGCTTCGTGTGGATTGTGGGGAGGGTTATTCTTCTTCCCACAAATGTAGTTTATCGTCAATGCACTGCATGTCGTAAACTAACCACGTTTGGTAAGTGATACCGCACTTGCAAGTTTCTTCGCAATCAATTTTCACGTTTGTCTCCTCTCCACTCATAATTTCATCTTATCTGCTATTAAGGGTAAAAGCAACCTTAACGGCTCCATTCTTTTACGTGCTTGTGAATGCTGATAAGTACCGTTAATGCCATAATGCTGATGATGATTATTTCTTCCATACACCCATACTATGGGCTATTAAGAGTAAAAACAACCTTTATGACAAAAGTCACATATTTCTCAGGAAATGTTATTGTTTCTGGCACCAGACCCGGGGCTAGGAACGCCCGGACGTAAGATGAAAAAAACTTTCAAGAAGTAGTGACGGTGGCGGAAAGCAGACTCATAATAAGAGAACCAACATTTGCTTCTTCGTCTTCAGTCCCGTCAACAGCCTGATTGACCACTCCACGCTTTCGTTCAATTAAAGAGTAGATTTCCTCATCAATCGTTCCAGCACACAGCATGTATGTTGCTGTGACAGAGGATTTCTGCCCCAATCTATGGCACCTACTATAAGTTTGGTCTACATCAGCAGGTGTCCACGGAAGTTCCACAAATAACACATCTTGTGCTACCTGCAGGTTATGCCCAGTTTTGGCGGCTTGAATGCTGAGCACTATGCACGGGGCCTCGATGGCCGACGCCGTCATGAAGATACGTTTTTGTTCTTCAATGTCCGCTATATCCATGCCTCCTTGAATTCGCAAATTACCAAATTTTTTAGCCAGTTCATCAACAACATCACGATGATGCGCTGCGATGACAACTTTCTTCCCTGCGTCTATTCGGGACTGGACCCACTCCTCAACAGCGGGCATCTTTGCTTTTGCACTCAAACGGCGAAGGACAGAAAGACGAACGAGGTGTTGGTTTGATTCGGCTTTGATGCGAGCAATCACAGCAGCGGAGTTGGGTGACTGTCCAAGTTCTAAAGCAATGTCCTTTGCCCTCTGCACTAAGTACTCAACAATATCTTTTTCTGCTTTTTTGTACTCACGTAGGCCGGCGGCAGTCCCGTCGACAACTACCGGGTCATGCCTAATTGGAGGAAGGTCTGTAAGAACTTGCTCCTTAGTGCGCCTTATGTAACAGGTGGAACGCAATCTCTCGTTTAATTCATCAAGATGCGAGTGACCTTCAAGATGCCATTGCCCCCATCTATCTTTGAACGCAGCGCAGTACCTTCTGTAGAAACCCCATTCACCACCGAACTTGTCCAACTGACCAATGATTTTAAGTTGGCTTGCATACTCTGCTGGTCTATTTGTTACGGGTGTTCCAGTCAGACAAAGAACCAATCCTTCTGGCGGGGCGGTCTTAGCAATCTTCACGGCACTCTTCGTTCGCTGAGCGGTTGGGGTCTTGCAGTAATGAGATTCATCAAAAACATACGAGCGATGATTTGACAACTGCTTCTCCCATGTAGTAAGGTTTGGATATCCAACAACAACTACGTCGTAGTCTGTCGGGAACTCTTTGCGGTCTGTTACTACAGCAACTTTTCTATTTGGTAGCCATCTATTGTATTCGGCTTTCCAGTTAAGAATGAGAGTCGCTGGACATACGACAACTGCTGGGTAAGAGTCGTGAACATACTCTATTGTTGCAATCGCCTGCAATGTTTTCCCTAATCCCATTTCATCGGCTATGAATGTGCGCCGTGCGTTGGAAGCATAAGCAACACCAGCCCTCTGGTACGGAAGCATCGTGCCGGTTAGTCCCGCCACTTCTATGTCGGCATCCACCATGCGTGACGCATCTTTGAGTTCACTAAGAGAATCTTGCACTTTTGACGAGTAGGCAATAACCTCTGCATCTATCTTCTGTTTGAAGGTTTCCCCCCACTTAACAACTTCTTCAATGGACGTTGTCGGGGCTCTCCAAGCCTTGGAATTTGCGTGCCATGTTATCCCTGCTATTTGTTTCACCGAGCGAACACGAACTGGGTCGTAGTCAAATGCAAGATATATCCAGTTGCCTTTGATATATATGCCGCTTGTGTCTGAGTTCTTATGTTTTGGCAGGGTGAAAACCATTACTTCTGGGGAAATACTGAAGTTGTGATTGCCGGCAAAGTCCCGCGCTTCATCAAGCGAAGTCATCGGGAGTCTCCAAATGCGACCAACCTTGTCCCATTTTGCACCTTTAATGCGTTTTATCTCTGCAACCTGCTCTGCGTCGTACGGAAAGTCAAATACGAGGTGGTCGTCATCAAGATAAAGGTGTGTCATTTGTATTCAGTCTATCGCGGGACATGACTATGCGCAAAGAAAAACCCCTGCGCTGAGTAAGACGCAGGGGTTTTGGGGGGGTGATGTTACTTGACTGCCCACACTCGGCTAGGGCGACCCCTGCCTCCTGCGTGGAGAGCCTTGTTTGTCAGTTTGATTCGCTTATTCGCTAGTAGTTCTTCTAGTCTGCGACCGACATTGCTTCTGTCCTGACCTACATATTGTGCTATCTCATCGGTCTTTGCTTCTCCTAGAAGTGTCACCGCTAAGTACACAGCCTCTGTGGCTGGTAGGATTGCTAGTAGGGCATCTCGTAGTGCCTCAAACGCATTGGCGTTCTTTATGTTTGCTACGGGCTTGCCGTCTACTTTGATGTGCGTATCTGTAATAGTGATTGCCATAAGTTCACTCTACGGGCTATTGGACGATTTTACTCAATTTGCGCTAAAAAAGTTTTCCACAGGGGCAAGTTGTTCCCATCTGGGGTGGGGCCCCGCCGCTACTCTGAAGTCATGAGCGAAGAAAATAAAAATGACATAGGCGAAACAGATGAACTCCACGAACAGCGAATCATTCGGCTGGAGGTTCGTCTGCAACAACTGGAGAAAGCACTCCAAGATGTGGGGCGACAGATGAAGTCTCTGGAGAACGGGGCTGCAGGCATCAAGTGGGACGAGCAAAAGGGTACATTGGGCGCACAACTCAAGAGTATCTCCGAGTGGAGAGCAGACCTCTGACGGGTGGCCCCGAGCCCTTCGCCTGAAGGGAGACCCCAAGCCCCCCGCCCGAGGGGTGGGGCGGAGGGGGGTGCTGGGTGATTATTTCCCAGTAATCAGTTGGTAGATATGTACCGCCCAATGCGCTGCACAAAGCCTCTGCCCGTCTCTGCGGGTGTGAGCCTTGCCTTCGCAATCTAAGTACACATCTCCGTGACTTTCACACTTTTTCATTTTCACCTCCTCTCCACTCATAATTTCATCGTATAGGCTATTAAGGTAAAAACTACACTTTATGACAAATGTCACACCAATAGGCAAAAACGGTAAATGTACAAACTCGCAGCGGCGGGACTAGGGGCCCCAGGTGAAACAAGAAAAGAAAGTGTTTTTCTATTGGTGACGGTGGCGGAAAGGAACCCGTATATGCGAAAAGACCGAGACCCTAAAGTCCCGGTCTTCGCTCTGAGTGGAGATTTTTTTTATTCGGTTACGAAAATACGAGGCGGTTCCTCACCGCACGGATAAGCAGACGCCGTGTGCCAAGGTTTGCAGTCGCAGTCACCGCATCTAAAATCATCATCATTACCAAAACGGTGAGTTTTGAAGTTTGCTTTTGCTTGCTCTGTTGTTCCTTTAAAAGGTGCTGGTATGTTTATACTCATGCTTGTATCTTATAGGCTATAAGGTGTTAATGCAACCCCACCAGTTGTTAATTGCAAACTGATGTGTTTCTTTTGTTACTTCTTCTTTTTGGAATGGGTCTAGCGCAGTCCCGCGTATCTTCTCAGTAAGGTCTGGTCGGTACTTGTCTAACATATTGAAGTACAACTGACCGTAACGATACTTACTAGCAGATGGGTGCTGGAACGCTTTATCAACAGCCTCAAGAAACTCGTTGTATGAATTGAAGTTCTGGAATAGCGGGGCTACATTATTCATCGTAATTGCCATCTAACATTCCTTCCATTATTACTCCTACGATTTTTTCATCGCTCATCTCTTTGCTTTTTTCGGCTGGAGAATAAACCCACACACCGTCTTCTCGCATGAAGATATCAAGCAACCCCTGCTTTACCAAGAACGCCAAGTCTTTGTCTAGGTCTTCTCGGTTGTAGTTTTCAAGTGCCATAGTTATTTCTTCTCCCAATGGTTGCGCCATTGACTTGGGGAGTGCCCCGCTTCTGCTTCCGCCTTTGCTTCAGGAGAATCAAACAAACGAATCACATGGATACAAGGGTCATGCCCTTCTTCCAGTTCTGTTTCTTCTTCGTTCGTGTAGGGAAGACCATCGTGAGTTTCACAAAGAGGTGGACTACACCAACCTTGTTCCATTCCGATAACAATCCATTCATCAAAACTCATAGGCTCTGCCATTCTGTCCATCATTGACTGAGGGTCAAAACCCGGGGCGTCGTGACCCGCCATTATTCCGCTTCCGCCTTTACGAGGAAGTGGTGGCAAGCCGTTCCGATTTCAGGTGTAGGGCAATCGCCTTTTTGACCCATCGCCCAACGAATCCACTTTAGAGCCTTATCCATCTCTACATCGCCTGCGATTTCTTCAGGCATATAAGTAAGGGCTGACTTTAGTGTCTTGATGCCGAGTCTATCCATTATGCCTGCAAGGGTGATGAATAAAGAACCGAAGCCATCGTTAGCGTTGGCTACAACTTCCATTTCTTCTGCTGTTAATTTGTTCATAAGAGCAATGTATAGGCTATTAGGGACAAACACAACCTATAGAGTCCAAGAAACTTTGTTACTTAGGTGACGGTTGTATGAGTTGTGGTAAGTAAAGGTCATGCCGAAAAGGTCACCCACTCGGCAGTTACGGGGCTGCTGCGGGCTGGCAACCATATCCCCACCTTTATGACAGGTTTCGCAGTCTCTTGGTTCCCACCAGTAATCGCCACATACGTGGCATGCCCATAGCCCCGACCCAGAAGGGATGCGGTTTAACGTAGAGATAGATACTTTCATCATCTGCAACCACCGCACTTTGGGTGTCCGAACAGTCTTTGCACGAACTGTGGTCTATTTTCCTTTTTAGGAGCAGGTATTGGCTCAGTAGGTTTGTCGTCTTTAGGTTTTTGTTCCATTAACTAATCATACATTGCTGTGCATAAGCGCGGGGCAAAAAGCCCTCACCCACCAATCATCTTGTTTAGTACGTTCTCGCTAGCCCATTTTACGGCAAGGCGGTTTACGGTTGCAAGGAACTCGGCTTCGGTTACTTCTTGTTCGGCAAAAAAATACACAAGGCGACCTTCGTTATAGTCATCAAGCATATTGACGAGTGCCTGAGCCCCGTTTACGCCGAGGCTGTAATACTCCATATCTAGGAGTCCTTGTAATGTGTCGCAGTATTTAATATCACTCATATACACACTCTATAGGCTATAAGAGATAAACGCAACCTGTCAAAAAAGAAACTTCCATGCAATAAAACTGAAGAAAACATCGCTGCCCGTCCCCGGGGTCCCGCGCCACGTTCGGGGGGTGTAAAAAAATGACTTTCTTCAAGTAGTGACGGTGGCGGAAAGCAACTGCAGCAGCGGGACTAAAGTCTTCTGGCACAAAAAAGAACCCCACCACAATCGCCAGACTGTGATGGGGCTCTAGTTCTCTGTGATTCACCATCGACCCTCGGAGAGACGAGGGAGGTTTCTGGTCGTGAAACAATCCAACAGGTAGGGCTTCTCTGCATATTTGTGGCACTCCCAATCGCCGAGTAGCCTTAGGAGTTCACTCAGTCTTTGGTTTCCACTCGGTGTCCTTTACCGATAACTCCATCGTACAGGCTATGTCTATTGTTTGCAACCCGTAATGTGTGCTGCCATCCGAAGCCCCGATGCGCTAGTCTTCTTCGCATGCCTTCAACATGGGGAACAACAGAAAAAACGTTAGCCACAAGCGGGCATGACATCGCTCAATTTACAAAGTGGTTTGACCTTATGGGTCTTGACTTTGAGATACTGCGGCAAGCGGGGCGGTGGAACGTTACGTGTTGGACTCGTGCAGACATGAAGTTTATTGCATCATCTAACGAACATGAACTTGATGATGCGCTGGTTGTCATCTATAGAGAAGTAACTAGGCTACGTCGCCGGCCGGCGAGCCCCGTGGCGGACTGAACAAGGGCAAGAAAAAACCCCAACCCGAAGGCTGGGGCAATTCCCGTTTCCGTTAGCGAAACTAATTGTTCGTAGACTCTCTCCACCAAATCGGCTTTCGCCTCATCTGTCTTCTACTGTACAGGCTATTGTCGGTAATAGCAACCTGTCAAATACTCACTCCGTAGTTTTTGGCAAAATACTCAGTGCCCCAGTCGTAGCAGAGGTCAAGTGTTTCCCATTCGCCAGCAGAAAGTGTTTTTTCTCCAACGTTGATTGTGGCTTCGTACGTCCCGCCGTCTGTCTCCCAAACCACGAACATGGCTTGCTCTCCCACTTCGGGGAGATACATCGCCTGTATGTCTATGCACTTCATGACGTTACTACTGCTTCACCCACAGTAGTTCCCTGCGGGCAATTTCATTCTTTTCCATGAAGTCTCTGCATTGAGCCAGCGACCCCGTGAACAATGTTTCTTTTCCTGCGTTCTGAACATGGAAGGAAACCTTTAGTTCTAGTTCGTCTTGGGAGAGGCAGTAAGCGCACTCTCCGTTGCTACTGCAATGGCAATAGTCGGGCATTTCTGGTATTTCGTATTCACTCATAATTACACTGTATAGGCTATTAGGAGTAATCACAACCTTTAGTCGTCAATCTTTTTCCAGCCACCATCAGCCGTACCGAAGTACGTCTCATACTCGGACTTCCCCTCGGGGCTAACAGTCTTCTTCCAAGTCCATGCCCACTGACAACAAGGTGGAGTTAGCGTTCCGTCATCAGAATCGTGCTCGTTAATGTTCGGGTGACCACCGCCGTCTTGTGGGAAAATCAACTTGGCGAGTCCCGGCAGCACGTTCAACATTTTAATACAGCAGTCGTGACAAAGATGGGCGAGATAACGGGGACTATCTAATTCGTAGGCTCGTTCAGGAATACAGTCCGTAAAGCCACCGTAGTGACCAAGAGCAAGCCAGTTTAGCGACCAGCCGTAGTCAATGTGGCTTCCTTGTTGTTGGGAGTCCGGGGCTTCAACCCCGCAGTTATCGCAGCATTTCAAGTTCTTCTTCTTCCTCGTCAAACGGAGTGTTCAGCCATTCACGAAACTCGTCGTAGGTGGGCAACTTGTCCCACTCGTGTTGTTCGGCATCTTTCTTCTCGCCCCATGCTAGACCAGCGAGCCATGCGTCTTGGTGAAGTGGGTCAAAGCCAGCCATGAGAGCAGGCGCATCTACGACAACAGTGTTGGGATTGTAGCCGGCGAGAGCCCCGTCAACGAACTCCATGATGAGGTCAGAGTCGTCAAAGGCGTTCTCTCCAGCAATGAGGGCTAACTCCACGAATACACGAGGTGGGTGGAAGTCTCCGTACTTGTGGTTCGCTAGGACATAGCCAAACAAACGAGAGCGACACTCAGCAGGTGAGAGACTCACTTGTCACCCCCTGCGAGAACGACAGCCATGAAGATGACGGCCCCGAGAGGGAGACTAAGAATAATTGCGAGCAGTTCTTTCACCTGACCACCTCTCGTGCTTCGTAGTTGGGCTTGATGACCGAGTTGGCGAACTTGCCGAGACTATCTGCGCTCAACATTTCGTGGATAACGCTGTAAGGCACTCCCTTATAGAAGTAGCCTCTGCCATTCCAAGACAGTTTGAGTGCTTGGCTCGTAGGGCTGTACCACCATTCAGTAATAACTTTGCTATTGGTGTCTAAGCACATGAGGTTCCCTTCGTTGAAAAGGATAACTTCGCCAGTAGGGGTTGATATTTTCGGGTTGATTGGATAACTCATAACTTCACTTTATGGGCTATTAGGCATAATGACAACCTGCCCAAATCGTTTTTTTTTATTTTTATTTATCCACAGGGCTGTAACTATGACACACCCTTTATCCATAGGTTTATTCACACCTTGTGAATGGCGGTGACAAAATAGCCCCGGGGGGTTACGAGGCGAGGTGCAATAAAGAAGAAAGTTTACTCAAGTGGCGACGGTGGCGGAAAGGACTTGCACCGGGACTAACTCCTACTCGGTTGTTGTTCCAAGCATCTCTTATTGCTTCGGCAAGTGCGCCTTGTGCTGTCCCTTCATCTGTCTCTATTTCATCAGGTGAATCTTGGAACGCCATAGCGTGACCTGCGAACTCACCATCATTACAAGTAACTAACTTCACACGGCGACGCTCAGGGTGCTGACTTGGCATACCTTCCATCTCTCCGTCTTGATTGAGTGGCGCAGCCCAGCCAGGTGTTGTTACCAGTATTGCTACTGCCTTCTTAGGTATGACAACACTTTCCAACGCTTCATAGACATTCTCGTTACCAGTAAGTAACTTAAACTTGCCATTCTTTTTCATGAAGAACACTTGTGCTTCCGCCATTGCGAAAGTGTCTCCGCTTTCTTTTAACAACTTAGTTGCGTAATAAACTGGGTGTTTCATTTTTCCTCTTAGTAGTAGTAGGTAGTTTTATCTTATTGGCTATTAGGCACAATGACAACCTCGGTAAATTATTTTACGAGTATTGTTTTGAGAGTTTTCCACCCGTAGTAGGCACTCATAGCAAATGGAATAACTGCGAGCGGGACGTCAAGGACAAGCACCAAGCAGGCGTTCCATAACATAAGTCCGCAATGAATAAACTTCTGCTTTTCTATTTCCTTCATACTTGTATTGTATGGGCTATAGGGCGTAATTGCAACTTTAAACAAAGAGTTTCATGAGGCAAATAAAACAAATAACTATTGCAGGGTAAAACATGATGGTCGGCCCCGCTGCTACTGCTACCAAAGAAAGGATAAATAACCATGTGTATTTTATTTTTGCCATTAGAACAATGTCTCCGTCTGTGCGCTTACTGGGTCTTTGCAACAAATCTCATGTCGGTAGCGATAACTCTTGTCCTCAATGGACAGAATACTCCGGCTTCCGCCGCCCCGCATCCATGCTGAGACAAGTTGCACCGTTGTTCTCCCCGATGGGTCTAAAGAATATCCGCAGACTTCGCAGGTAAAGAGGCTTGGCATTGACACGGGGCTAACCCTACCAAGTTTTTACGCTGGTGCGATACGCATCACAATAAACATCACACAGATTGTTGAGCATCTCATCATCTGGGTCTTCCGCAATTTCGTACAGCCACTCAACAACGTTCTTTCCCCAAACAATGTTGGCAAGAGGTTCGTAGGTTTTAGTGCCTGCTTCTTTGTCACGCTCGCCATCTAGGTGGCCCCGTTTCTCAACTGTGTCGTGAATGTTCATTGGTTTCTCCTTACTAAAAAAGGAGGGTAGAGGAATATCCGTAACCCTGCCCTCCTTTTTCAGAACTGTGCTCACTTGATGAAGCGAGCAACTCCCTTGTAGGTGTTTGTATTGACGGTTTCTTCGTCAGTCATTTTTAGGACTGCGATAGCGTTTTCCAGTTCCTCAATGTCGGACTTCATACCCCAATCATTTAGGTTCTCTGGCTCTGTGGGTGCTTTGATAGAAGCAGGGAACTCAATGACAAGTTCGTACCTGTTTGTATCTTCTTGATAACGGAAGTTGTGTGCCTTGCTTACGCTAGTAACTTTTCCTTTTCCGCTACGGAATAAATCAGCAAGGTTGTTTCGGAAATCCGTAACTTCCTTTTCGTATTCCTTTTTTGCTTTTTCGTTGTCAGCAATTTGCTTCTTCTTGTCAGCAAGTGCTGTTTCCAATGCCTTTACAACTTTCGCCGTACTGACTTTGACGCTAATGGTTTTAGTAGTAGCCATTATGTACCCCTTTCGGTGGGTATTAGTAGGTGTAACCCATTGTAATGGCTATTAGAGATAATGACAACCTCAGTCTTTATCTTTATCTTTGTAATTCTTCTCATAAGGAATGAGACTACAAAGACGAGCAAAGGCGTAGCCGATTAGTATTACGACAACAATGTTCATTATGCTTCCCCGAACGCAGGACTGAAGCCCCGACACGCTTGACGGTTTATCGCCTTGCGCTTATCGGGTATTCGCTGGGCTTTGAGAATGTTGCGGTCAGCAAAAAGTTGCCTATCTTCGGCACTCCAAGAGGTTGGTTTTCTTTTTCTCATAATTACATCGTACAGGCTATAAGCGGTAATGACAACCTTTATTCTTAGTCGTACATGAAGTCGTCGTCGGGATGCGGGGCTCGTTCGGTCCACATATCCTCTCCTGCAACTAGAGAAAGGCTGGAACCATCGTCCCATGCTACGTCTATCAAATCACCCCAAGGGTCTTTACGTCTGCCACGTAGGACGCCCCGGGAACCTCTCTTAAGTTTCGTGTACGGGTCGGTCGTGTGGACCAGTTCGATAATCGTGGTCACTGTGCCTCCTCTACTTCCCACATCCTGCGCCGTTCATCTTTGAGGGCGTCAATCGCAGCCTGTCTCTGAACTAGTGGGGTCAGGGCTTGCGCTATGCAAGAAGTGAGGTGACCGTCAAGTCCGTTCTCTTCTGCCAGTTTCACTACTTGGAGAAAGTCTTTCCACAAGTAGTGGAGCGCATTCGTCTTTTCGTCTATGTGTTGGTCAATGTATCTTAGGTGATTACTCATGACATCACTGTATAGGCTATAGGGGTTAACGACAACCTGTCACCAAAGTTTTATTTGGATGTTTCACGTGAAACAATTAGGTATACCTAACATATTTGTATCAACTTATCTTGATGAAACTGACTCGCAACTTTCCGGCTCGAGGGCCCCGCTGCCGAAGTTCAATAATTTATCTTTCCTCAAGAGGCGACGGTGGCGGAAGACCCGGGACTAACGGAGCCCTTCCGTCTTGTTCCTGTCTTTACCGCATACATAACAATGGTCGTTTCGCCATGCGTGTGTGCAGTCAATTTCATTTTTCAACAGGTCACTCCAGTCATGTCTGCCGATGTACACGCCGAGAATGAACCAGTAGATGAACCACATTAGATTGTCTCCTTCATTCCAACACGGAAGTTCTCGGGCTGTGTCTCCCACAGGAAGTTGAAGTGATTAGCCATTACAACTACAGAGGGGTCAATGGAGTGTTCGTAACCGTCATACTCGCCTTTTGCGCTGAACGAACCGAATACGATGCAGTCACCTGCGAGTACCTGACCGAACATAATAGAGGCAACGGGGTTGAGTTCAAGACCGATAAGCAGTCCTTCGTCATTTACATAGCCATGAAATGTTTCAGAGCGAACGCAGTCAAACCAACCGCCTACGGTCTTGTTGATGAAGTCGCCTTCGGGGTGGGCAACCATAACTGTGTATGGTGAACCTTTTGCTGGGATAATAAGTGCTCTATTCATAGTTTCACTTTATAGGCTATTAGCGATAATGACAACTTGCCGTTGAGATTTTTCGTCATCGGAATTCCGCCCAAGGGTCACGCCCCGCTTTTACTTCATCCTGCTCCCAATCAAGGAGAGCATAAGCCCATATCTCACATTCGTTACATGGGCATTTGCTTTCATGTTCTTCGGGTTGTAGCGGTCGTGGGGGCGCAACGCGGGACAACCGGCTCACCTCTTTGGTGACTAGGTCTGAAATTTTCTGCATTATAGAGTTGCCCTTGCATCTCGTAGTTGTACCTGCGCTACGTCCAATGCAAAATTAAGAACGGATACAACAACCTTGCGGTCATCCCCTTCTCCAATAGCGTGGTCAATAATTTTCCAAGCGCTTCTTAAGTTGCTGATGTGGTCTTCTAGAAGAAGAATATTCTTTTCTAGTTGTGTTAGTGGATTACTCATGACACCACTTTATGGGCTATAAGCAACAATAGCAACCTGACAGACCGGGTTTTATTATGAAAAAAATAGATACTGCTCGACTTGCCTGGAAGCCCCGACGTATCCCTGATTGTGTAATTAAAAAAATGCTTTTCTCAAGAGGCAACGGTGGCGGAAGAGAAAAGTGAAGGCTCCCCCAAACGAGTGGAAAGGAGAAAAAGGAGAGCCCTCACGAACTTTGATGGTAGTGCGGGACCGCTACTCCGCTAGGGCAATAATCGCACTAGCGATTTCGCTATTACTGTAGCCTTCTTCATCTACCATCGTTTCGCCAGTAGCGAGGAAGCGCATGATGCTAGACCTCACGCCATCTCGGCTAACGGCTACCAGCATACGAACTCGGCTAGGTGGTTCATCTTCTGCCATGTTTACAGCCAACCCATGAGCAACAATTACTGCGTGACCGAATGTGTCAATAGTAAGCCGTGTCATTGGGTCATCTAGTAGGTCTTGCATATCTTCTGCTTCGCACATCATCGTTGGATTCTTTGCACCTTCCGCTTTGGCGAAGACGTAAATAGCCCCGATGTTCTCCTCAGCGAGACTATTGTCCACGCTCTCTACGAGTGCCGTAATTTCTTTTTGTTCCACTTATTTCTCCTTATCTAGTGGGGTATTACCTATTGTATGGGCTATAGGGGATAATCGCAACCTAGACTGCGATTGCCACTTCTGCCTCTACAACCTCTGTGGTCGTGATGCGTGTGTAGGTGGTTCCCGTCATTACTTGCGCTTCCACTTCGGGAGCGATTGTTCCAGCCTTGACAGCCTTGTCAAACGCTTTCGGCTCAACGGTGGTCTTGGTAACTGCATCAAAAGTTGTAGCAACGATTAGACCTCTAAGAGCCTCTGCATTGAAGTTTCGGCGTGTTGCCTCTACTACAGATACCTTGACACCATCTACGGTGACTTCGGTAATGCCCTGCTCGGCGTATGCGTCCTCTAGCATTTGCTTGGCTGTCGCCATAGCCTTCTCTGCCATTTCAACAGCCTTCTTTGCGTTCATGTATTGAACCGCAATTTTTTCTTGGATAGTAGCCATGTGATTTCTCCTTCACTTAGTTGGTATAGCCATCTTATGGGCTATTGGGGACAATGACAACCTGAGAAAATATTTTTTAGAGGTTGTGTCTTATAGGGCATAGCCTATACATTGAACTCATGAACGAATTGCTCATCACAGAAAACACACCCGAAGAGACTAACTGGTGCTCTTACTGCGACAACTACAGCGAAGTAGGGGAAACAGTATACGACTACCCCGATAGAGGTGGTTGGGTTTGCTCTGAGTGCAACGACAGGCATCCGTGGAAATGATGTTGTCATTACGGCTAATAGCCTATACGATTAAATCATCTACTAACAAAGGAGTACACCCACTATGGGATTAGACCAATACCTCTATGCCAAGTGCTACACAAGTTCTGGCGATTGGCTCGGAAAAGAGCGAACAGAACTGTTTGAAAAAGTTGTGGAAGCAACTGGCGCACAGAAGTTCATGACCAAAGAGATGCCTAGCGCACAAATACAAATCAAGGTCGGACAATGGCGCAAGTCAAACCAAGTTCACCAATGGTTTGTAGACAACTGCCAAGACGGCGTAGACGATTGTCGTGAGGCTTATGTGTCTCGTGACCATCTAATTGCACTTCGTGACATCTGTCAGAAGGTTCTCGCCGACCACGGGCTCGCTGATGAGTTACTACCAACCGCTAGTGGTTTCTTTTTTGGGAACACACAATATGACGAGTGGTACTTCTCAGACCTAGAAGATACGGTGCTCATGATAAATGAGGCACTAGTGAACGTCCCAACCGACTACGACTTTACATATCAAAGTTCTTGGTAACGACATGGCATTAGAAATCGTCCCCACCCCAGCAATCGCTAGTCCCGGATATCGTATCCGCAACCTAGTAAACGAACTTGCAGAACAACCGAAAGGGACATGGGCAGTATCCCACCGTTTCAAAGACGGAGAATACAAGACTTACGTGAGTGCTAGTTCAGTTGTCCACCGCCTTCGCTATCGCTACTCACACCTTGAGTGGCGCATTAGTAAGGACGAAAACGGACACTATTTCATAGCAGGGTGTTTCCCAGCCGAGTAGGCCCCGTCGCTCTGAGTGTGACAAGTTTCAATGTTGGTATTACGCCTAGTAGCCGATACATTGAATACACCCCCTACAAAAAGGAAAAACAAAATGGCATTGGTAGATACACCTAAGACCGACAAAACTAAATATGCACTTGCACCCGATGGCAAGATTGACTACGAAATCTACAAAGGATTGACTGGTACTATCGAAGAGACGGGACTGTTTGTTGATGTGCGCATCCTTGATACTCGTCGTCGTTACGGACATCTTGACTTTCTGTGCGTCCCTGTTTCTGGACATGGTGAGCGCTGGACGGAATTCAAGAATGTAACACTTCATGATGACCCTGCAGCGGGACCTCCGACACACATCGCCGATACTTACGCAAAGAAATTTGTTACTCACTGGAGCGAAACTAAGTCAATCCTGTAGGTTGTCATTATGGCTAATAGCCATTAGAGTTTACTTATCGGACCTACTAACACCGAGGAGAAAAATGCCAAACTGGAATAACACAAGTCTTGTTGTTGAAGGAGACCCTGCAGAAGTACAACGCTTCATTGAGGGAATCAAAGACAGCAAGATAATTGAATCCTATTATCCATGCCCTGACGAACTCAATATCTTGAGTGGTCATATGGCTGAAGATAACCCTGAGTACGCCCAATGGGTTGCCAAGACAGAAGAGAACATCGTGAAGTACGGCGTTCCCAACTGGTACGAATGGCAATACCAGTATTGGGGAACCAAGTGGGGCGATGTTCGCACCGAGATTGACGAACCATTTACGCAAGAGAATGGCAAGGCTCAATGCCTTATTCAGTTTGAGACCGCTTGGGGACCAGCAGACGGAGCATGGATACACATCAGCAAGATGTTCCCTGCCCTTACATTCGAGTTTTATTACACGGAAGAGGCTGGATTCTTTGAGGGTTACCACATCGCCCGTAATGGTGAATGGGTATTCGAGGCGCAGTATGAGCCTTGCGAAAATCCTTTCGATTGTGACGAACAAGAAGAAGAATACGAGAAATGGGAAGAGGCTCAGCGTGGAAAAATCGAAACCGAATGGATGGCATGGAAGGAAAAAGTATGAAAAAGTTTTTAGTTCAAGTAACAGAAAGCGTTAATCACATGTATGAGATTGAGGCTGAGTCAGCAGAAGAAGCAGTTGACGCTTATCACCGCTACGACGATAAACAAATAAAAGAACTTGACCTTGACGGTCAGGGCGAATGGGATTCATTCCCGTGGGATGTTGAGGAAACAAATGACTAAGTACCGAGTACAAGTAATGGTCGGAGTAGATGTAGACGCTAATAGCGACGCAGAAGCAATGACTAGAGCAATCATCAAAGTGAGGGACGGGGTCGGAGAAGACCCAGAGGCCCCGCATCCAAAACCATTCTGGGTAACTGGAATCGCAGAAGATAGAAACGGCGTCACAATGTGTTTTGAGCAAGTGGGTCAAGAATGAGCACCATCACAATCATGTGGAAAGCATTCGCTCATGAACCTTTCGGGAATTCAACATCAGCGACACTGCAGTGGGAAACAGAAGAAAGCCCACTGGAACTTTGCAACCGAGTGTTCCGTGAGACCAACCGTTACGAAGGTGACCTATGGGACGCACTGGAACCGCTTCTATCGGAAGAGCGAACACACACAGCGCTCTCGGTCGGAGACGAAGTGGAAGTAGACGGAGAAACATACCGATGCAAAAGCGTTGGTTGGGAAGTTGTGAGCATCAGATGAGTATGTCATTCACTAGTTTAACTGAACTACGATACCCAAATTTAAAAGGCAAGGTCCCGCTTAAGTGGGATTACTTCCTCATAGAAGATGAGACTCTCATCCCTCCGACATGGAGCAAACTATCCATGAGCGAGAAGTATGACTTCCTAAATGAGGCTGGCTACTGGACAAAAGGTTGGACAGAAATAACTCCAGAACAAGAAGAATTAATTGAAAAAATGCAAATAGCAGGAGCACAAGACGAAGTCGTTGTGGTTTTAAACCAAGAGCGCTTCTAAATTCTTACAAGCCGCCACGGTGGCGGAAAGCAAATTTAATTACCGAAGGTAAGGCACTGAGTCATCTGGCTCTGGTGCCTTTTCTTCTTTTACTGGCTCTTCTTCTGCGGCCGGCGGGACTACTTCAGGTTCAGCCTCTACTGCTGGTTCTTTCTTGACCTTCTTCACCGGGGCTGGGGCCGGTACCGGCTCTTCTGGCTTTGTGTCTGGAAGTACGGGAATAGCCTTAGTGAATGACACTGGTGCAACCTTGTCTGCTTCTGTTGCTTTACTGCCGATAAAAGTCTTTGGAATATTGTCGTTGTGGGTCATAGTCCCGCCTCCTGGAAAGTTGTAAAAATAAGTCTAACATTTATGCGGGGCAACGTTGGCACAACCGGGCAATAGCCTGTTGAATAGAATGTTGGAAAGTACCGCGTTGTACCGGAAGACCCGTCAAAAAAATCAATAAAATCATTTACTAAAAGTTGTGATTACCCCTAATAGCCAATAAGGTGGACACATGCCATTGAAGCAAGAAATAACAATCGACCTAATCAACGAAGTACATCAGAACCTATGGGAAGATGCTTTGTCTGTTCATGGAGACAAGTTCAAAGTCCCTTACGACGAACTGTCCCGCATCAACGAGACTGTCCGAGGGTTGTATGTCCTACAGAGGTGGCAGAACGATGGAGCATCAGGCAATCCTGCCAAGTTCCTTTCTTCTTATTCCGTGTACCACGACATCCTTATAGACCTAGTACGCAATCACTGCAGTATGGAAATAGATAGCGTCACGGATGTAGCCAAGACCGAGAAGCGGGCAGACAAATACGACGCTTTCCTAGAGTGGGCGCAAGACCATATCTTTGAGCAGTTCACTACAGAGCAACTCGTAGAGATTGCCGGATTCTCTTACCCAACTACTCTTAAGTTCATTACTGAATCACAGACATTCCGCAAAGTCAAAAAAGGCTTATGGGAAATACGTGACGAGAAGGCTGACAGAAAAGCAGAAAAAAATCTCTGACCTAGGTTGTCATTGTGCTTAATAGCCTATAAATTTAAATTATCAACTAAACCACACCGAAAGGGCTTACTACCGTGGAAACAGAAACAGAAAAAACAACATTGCCAAATTGCTGGCAAGAACTAGAAGATGCTTTCCGAGCAGGAATTGACCGTGTCATTCTATTCGGACCTCCAGGAACTGGTAAAACATTCGCTGGTCTCACTATCGGCAATACAGATGGTGGCGCTCATCGTCTCGTCTGCACAGAGGACATGACCAACATGGACGTCACTGGCGCTTTCATGCCTGATGCCACTGGAAAGTTCTCGTGGGTTGCTGGTAGCGCACTAAAGGCTTGGGAAGGCAACGGCACCATTGGTGGTCGTCTCGTCGCTGACGAAATCGATAAAGCCTCAGGAGATGTTTCCTCAACGCTTCTAGCAATGATGGATTCTCCTGAATCAGCATCATGGGAACACCCTGAGACTGGAATGATGCATCGTCCTCGCCAAGGGTTCAGTGCAGTTATGACCACAAATGTGGAGAACATGGACGAACTTCCGACAGCACTTGCTGACCGATTCCCTGTTCGTATCAGAATTAATCAGCCTCACCCTGACGCAGTTGCTCGTCTCAGCAAAGACCTACAAGAGTACGCAGTCAAAATGGCTGATGCTGGTCCTCGTCGTATCTCGCTCCGTGCGTTTATGGCGTTTGACCAAATGCGTAAAGAACTTGGTGCGCCTCGTGCTGCTCACATTATCTTTCGTGACCGTGCCGAGAGCATTCTTGATGCAATCGCTATCAACACCGTACGATAATGAGCGATACACAAATCATCGCTGAACCTGAATGGCTTTCTCGTAAAGACACAGACAGTGGTCAGTGGACTGTTGAGTCATGCGAACCTCGTAGAGGAATACCGCAGACTTCCATCGTTGACCGTGTTATGCGTGTTCCTACTTCACAAAATGATATGGAGCGTTGCGTTCGTGCGCACGAGATGATGCATGCAAAAGTTTCTCCAGCAGGAGAATGGGAGCAATGGCAAAAGCGTGGCATCGCAAGTATTGATGCAATGGTTGCCTGTGAAGAGTTGCGTGTTAACTATCTTTGTCAGAAGGCTGGATTCCCAATGGATGAGTTTCTTTCTGATGGTGGTGAAACTGCAGATGGAGAAAGAATTGCTGCTCAGGATAAATGGGATATTGCAGTACGCATGGCTATCGCCACTGCTGGTACAGCGTCTAGCAAAATTTATTTAAATGGTATTCGTCGCCACAATCGTTTGTGGGGCAAAGTACTTCTTGATATCAGCAAGCGAGCAATAAAAGAAATGGATAGCGCTCATCGTCGTGGAAACTTAGCGTCAACTGAGAAACACACTAGTGGTCTCGCTCCTTATGGATTCCATTACACAGAGCGACTTGCTGAATGGGTTGACCGTCTTACTGGTATGGAACCACCAAAAGAAGAAGAAGAAAAAGAAGAACCAAAAGGTTCTAGTTCTGAAACTTCTGAAACAAAATCAGAAGAAGGCAAAAACGAGACTGGTAGTCACACTAATGTTAATCTCGGTAAACCAAAAGACCCGAAAGAAGAAGCAGAACGCTTTAAAGGAATTACGCCCGACAAGATGAATGGTGGAATTCCTTATTGGGGAGAACTTGTTATTGAAAAACTTCCGATGCCAAAACAAACTAGAGGCAATATCGGTAAGACTCGTATCGCTTCTAATGTTGGTCGTGCGCCTCGCCGTTTACATCGCATCGCCACTGACCCTGAGCGTCGCATATTCGATAAAACTTCTCGTGGTATCGGTGGCGTCGTAATTATTGATGGTTCAGGTTCCATGTCTTTCACTCATGACCAAATTCGCCAAATTGTTGAAGCAAGTCCGGGCGCTACTGTTGCAATTTATTCCGACATGCAACGCTCGGGTGACAAAACAAATATGTGGATAGTCGCTGACAAAGGCAAGATGGTTGACGAACTTCCAAATGTTGGGGGTGGCAACAGTGTTGACTTCCCTGCAATTGAATGGGCAGTTAAGAATCGTCAGCGCTCTCGTTCTCCAATCGTATGGATAACAGATGGTGGAGTCTGTGGACCTAATCAGGGATACAGCGAAACACTGGCGATGCAGTGCATCAACTTCTGCAAGAAGAATCGGATTGTTGTTCTCCCTCATGTAGAAGAGGCAGTAAAGCAATTAAAGAAATTGCAGATGGGTCAGCCAGCATCACGCCAGTGGAGTTCAATGTTCAGGCACACTTACAAAGATAAGACTGGCACTCCGCTACTGAACGATGAAGTGCGCTAAAGTGCATCACAAGGTTGCGCATTGTTGCCCCCCAGCATGCGCACCGCTGAGCCCACGGGTTGAGGAATACTTTCGGTTCCTCCCTGTGGGTTTAGCACTTTCTGGGAAAAGTTCCTTGACCCCTGGAGGTCAAAAAAAATGAAAAAAAATGACCTTGCTGCAGCCCTACGTGGCAAGTACAAAGTGCGACGGTGGCGGAAGAGGTTGGCAAAACTAATTGCTGCCGGTAAACTAACAACTACTACTAAACAAGGATGACAAAATGAACGTCCCACATATATGCCCACGTTGCAATGACAACTTCATTCCAACTAATCAACAACCAGGCGTCTATCCTGGTGCACTCTCGCGTGCTGATAATAAATCAGAAATTTGTTCACCATGCGGAGAAGACGAAGCGATGATGGATTTTTCTGGAGGCGGATGCCAGCCAGTGGCCCAGTGGCCAATAAAAAAATCGTTTTTTTAATTAGTGCGCCGCCGGTACGTGAACCGGTCGAGCACACGAATAAAATTAAAAATTGTTACAACTGCGTAAGACGCAGACCAACCCAGAGTTACCGGCAAGAAATTTGCTTCTGACAATATTCGCAAAATTGCGAATACGCCGGCCGCCTCGATAAGCGTAGAAATTAGAAAAAAAGTGAAACCCAACCGGATGGCATTCCATGCCAAAGACAAGTCTTCTACTTCCCCGAACTCATCTTCATCCCAAGGCTGTGGAGCCTCCCAGTTATGCATGCAGTTTCTTTACAATCTGGTGGATGCGCTGGCGGCTGAGGTCAAAAGAATCAGCAATTTGACGAAGAGTCATTCCCTGGCTGCGCATCTGGATAATATCCAAATTTCTGGAATTATTAGTTGCGGGCCCTGGCTTCAGAGGTCCCCATTCCCAGCCGGCGATAGAATTCAAACGTTCAGCGCGGGACTCTGGAAGAATACCCTTCTTACGGCGCTGCCTAGTGTAACCCACCCAAGCCCCAACGTGCACTTCAGTTCCGTCTACGACTTCGACATGTACTGCAGGGATGCGGGAGTGCCCTTCTCGGATGGCGAATTGTTCAATGGCTCGTGTATAAAGTTCAAAACGTGTAGTGTTATCCATGGAGCGAACTTTATTACAAGAAAAGTTTGCACGCGCGAACAATCGACCATTTTTTAAAGTTTTTTTTATTATCAGTTATCACTTGACAAATTGCTCTTAAGCCGCTACGGTGGCGGAAAGGAAACCATGGAAGACGACCCATTTGAAATTAGTGGCGATTACACCAAAGAAGAGGCCCTGGAGGGTTTGCGAGAATTCGCAAAAAAATATCCCTCGACACGCGCAGCCATTAATGAGATAACTCCTCAAGAACTAGGAGCGTTCTTATTCATCGGAGCCGGCCCCGACATCGTCATCCAGGGGATGCATTATCCGGACAGTGCACTAAACGAAGATACATGTCCTAATATTTTTCCCGGCCTTGAGGCGGGGCAAATCATCGCAGCGTTTCCGGATTCTTTGGTAACAAAGATTATGGAAAAACTTGATACCGCTTACGAAAAAGAGTATCGCGACTATCTATGGCAAAAGGTCTTGGGCGCGATGCTTGAATCTGTTGTTGAGATGCTTGAAGGCAATCCAGTGTCTAGGGTTAACTGGGATAATATTTTATGAAAACCCCAGAGTGCACTCGAGGGCCCTGGAATAAATTCAAAAAAATTGATTTTATTTTCCCGGCAGCGGCTTCAGGTCAGATAAATCCGTTGAAAAAATTTCAACTCGTGAACCTGCACTACACATTTTGCGGAGAGCAGAGCGACCAGTAGCGTAATGAAACTCATTACAAGCAGTGACGGTGGTGGAAGACTAGCGAAAGCGCCCCCGGCGGACGAGAAACGCGCCACCTACTACAACATCCTCAAATCACACCGGGGGCTACGACCGGGATGAAAGGAGGAAAGGTCCCGGCCGCTTTGACTACAGTACACTATCCTCCGCAGAAATCGTGAAACTTGAAATCGCCGGCAGGAAAATGTTTTCTACTTGACTTGTGTTTATAGAAAATTGCTGGTAAGTTTCTTGGCAACAACCTATGGCGCGCCAATGCTCTAGAAAAAAATCGTCTAAGAATTAGATGGTCTTTTTGTGGTGCCCTAAAATAAAAATGAATTTTGAAAAGGTTCCCCCAGACCCCCTCCAAAGTATTCAATCAACATCCTTATGTTCTTTGGCTATGTTATTTACATTGCTCTAAGTTGTTGATTAAGAGAGATGGGACTATAGTGAAACTCATGACTGAACCTACTAAACGAGGTAGACCAAAATCACCTCACAAGATTTCTCAGGCTTCTAAAGCAGCATCGGTGGCGGAAGACCAAATCCAAGAGGTCTTTAATTACTGGAAAGCCTCCTGCTCAAAGCCACGCTCAATCCTTGATGACAAACGCAGGCTATGTATAGGCGCAGCAATTCATGACTATGGATTAGAGCAATGTAAGAATGCCATAGAGGGCTGTACTCTCAGTGACTTCCATATGGGTAGGAACAAGAGCAACAAGAAGTACAACGACGTAGAACTAATCTTACGTGACGCCCGTCACATCGAGCAGTTCCTTGATATGTTCGATAGTACCGGAAAGGCCCCCTGGTGAGTAAAGAAGAATTAGAAGACCTGGTACGCCAGATATTTGCATCGTACAATCAACAGTTCTTTGAATCAGACAGGAAGGTTATCTTACGCGCTTGGTACGAGATATTGCACGACCTTCCCCTCGTCGGCGCTAAACGAGCATTCCTCTCGCTTGTAACAACGGGCACATACATGCCTAAGCCAGCAGAGATACGAAAGGCCTACATAGATACCCACACAAAAGTTGCCCAACAACCCACACCCCAAATTGCTTGGGCAATTTTAATGGGGATAATAAAGAACACCAACTCAGGTGTCCCAACTGAAGTTGCCCCACCAGAAGCACTACAGATTACACTGGCACAGATGGGCGATTCGGTATATGGTTTACACACGAACGAAGACCAACGGAATTTTACGAAAATTTACGAAAAAAATCTGCTTGACTTTCAACGACAACTCTACGAAATTCCAGAAACAGACACGCAGGCGCAAACAAAATGACCAATATTTCAACATCAAGCCCCTTGAGCGAGAATGTATCCGTCTCTTGGGAAATAAGCACCCCGAATAATACGGCAAGCAGTCCTCCCTGTACTACCTGTCGTTACTTTGAGCCGAACCTCTACGCTGACCACGGAACCTGCCATAGATTCCCCCAAGCAGTTATCGTCGCCAACCTCTATTGGTGCGGAGAATACCGTCGTTCTTCTGTAATGGAGACCAAATGAGGCGCAATATGGGTCGCCCTGCTACTGAGCCAACCAAACCAGTAGTTACCCTGACCCTTAGAGTTCCTGCTAATTTCAAGCGTTCCCTTATGGCTCAATCAGAAGCAGTCGGAATGACGATGACTGAATACCTCATGACCCTAGTAGAGCGTGATGGGCCGAAAGCCTAAGCGTTCCAGAACTCCCCAAGCAGTTCATACCCTTGCGGTAAAGGTAACTGGGGCAGAGAAGAACTCCCTAATTAAAGCCGCCGACTCTATGGGGATGTCCCTGTCCTCATTCGTCTCTTATGTTCTCTTTGAGTATGTCCAGTCTGAAAAGGGCATGATTCCAGCCCCCGCCCCTAATCCTCGCCCGACTCCGGCCGACTATCTCCACTCATATCTAGCCGGCGATAGGGTTCTAATGCCTTGCGGCAAAGAAGAGTGCGATATGAAAATCGTGGAATTCGATAATGCTCAGTTCTGTCGCACTTGCTCTTTTAGAGTCTCTTAGGTGTAGTTCCATAACTGGCTAAGTGTCGGTCTAGTAGGCTTGACCTTCCTACGTCTTTGTTCAGCCGCCAGTTGTCTTGAAGTCAACCCTGCCCAAACCCCATGCATATCTGCAGGTGGAAACTCTAGTGCATATTCCAAACAGTGATTCCTTACTGGGCACGACTTACATATAGACCTCGCCTCTGCGATGTACGTAATGTCCTTATGTTCTTTGGGGAACATTAGTTGGGTTCTACCTTTGCATGCAGCGTGGTCAAACCAGTCCTTTTTGGGTATATCTAGTATCCCATCTAGTTGGGTAACTTTTTTCTGGGTATTGTTATTAGGAGCCATACAGGCCTTTCTGTGGTCTGTAGGTGGCAAATAAAGTGGTCTTACCCTCTATGGGTCTTTCTCTTCTCTCTATAGGTGTATAGGAGAGTCTTGTACGTTTTGCGGAAACATGGCTGACATATTTGGGGCGGCAGTTCATCTATTTGTCGTTCTTTTCAACCTTGGCCGGCGCTTCTTGAACGAATGTTTGGAAAGGGCCACCCGTATAAGGGTCGAACTTGGCAGATGTAGTAAGCGCTTTCAAGATGGTATTCCTGGCTTGAGAAGCGGTTAGTTTCTTCCCCCCAGAGAGAACGCTTAAAGCACCTAGTGCATATGACGAACCACTACCAGTTGCGTACATAGAGTGGTTCTCTGACACCCAAGAGTAGTCACTGTCCACGATATAGATAGTTGCATTAACAACTACAACAATTGAGGAACCCTGTTCGGCTATATGGTCTTTATCGTCTTTGCCATCAGGTGCTGAGTATCCCTGAGATTCAAAACATGAACGTAAGGATGGGATAAATTTAACTGTAATGAAGGAGTCCAGTTTCTTTCCTCTTAATCCCGGTGTAGGGATTGGAGGTTGGAATACGTGATGAAGGATATTTATAGCCCTCATGTCTCCGGCAGCACCTAGTAGGTATTTACCATTAGGAGCAATCTTTGAGGAACCAGGTCCCAGGGTTGAGATTTGGTACACCCCACCGGAGTCGTCAAAAGATGAGATTCTAGTATCACACCCTATGACGGCGTATCCGTCTCCCTGGATTCCTATGATTGTTGTCATTGCTTTGCGGCATATTCCTTGCCACGGAACATGGACCAACCGTTATAAATGGTGGCCACTTCGTATGAGAACTTATGGTCTCCCGAATCTTGATAGGTAACCACACCAACACCTTGTTGCCAGTTTTCATGGCGTGTTAGTGGTCGTCCGTCTAGGTCTACTCCACCACGAGTGCTAGGAATAGCCCCATCAATACGAGCAAGACACCCAGGAGATGCAGCCATAATGGTTCTAGCACCATCATAATCTTCGCGCGTTTTGAAAGCCGTTTCAATACGGTGAATATGTCCATAAATAACCGATACTTTCTCTGCGTTTAAATATACATGTGCTGTTGAACCAGATGACTTAACTCTGTCTCCATGGATAATCTTTAACTTGTTATTTACCCAAAAGTCTGATGCTGGATATCCTGGCTTGTACTCAACACCATACTCGTCCATGCGACAAAGGTAAGGCACGGATAACACTGGCCATGATTCTGGAGTGTTACCCTTACGTAATCCATAAGCAGCAGCAGCATTGGTAAGTAAATACTTAGGCATGCGCTCTTCATGGTTTCCTGCAAGCCAAACAATCTTTGCATTTGGTGCAGCGGCACGCATTTGTGCACAAAAGACCGTTGCTCTGTCAATTGATGCTTGAGTAGTTTGTGCGTATGCTGGATAAGTAAGATACTTTCCCATTTCAGGGAAGTCTAAGTTATCTCCTACACATGCAATTACTTCAGGTTTTAACTGTTTAATCATTGCTAAACATATATCGATGGCTGCTTCATCGTGTGTAGGCTCAAGTGAACCATCAAAGTTTTTATAGAAACCTATTTGTATATCAGGCACCACAACGCATGTCTTGAAGTCTTTTGGAGGTTCCGCTTTTGTTGTTGACTTTGGTAGTTGTACGGATGGTCCTTGTGTAATTACAGGCCACTCAGGTCCAGATTCCCATGAAGGAGAGAACTGAATGGCGGTAAGGTCTTGAATCTCCGCTTCACCCATGTCGTTTTTGATAACAGACTGATAAAGAGAGACACGTTTAATGTCTCCGATTTCAGCAATATCAATATTTTTACGCGCCAACATGTCGGCAATAGAGCCAAGAACCTTCTTGTTCGCCTCGGCCCTAGCGTCTTGTGTTGAAATTTCGGTCAACTTATCATTCAAAGATTTTTTAATTGACATTTTTGCCTCCTGATATACACATGCAAGGCCTGTCAATAGAGAAACATTTCTTTCTGACACGCCCAATGGTTGAGTCGCTTGTAGACATTCCTTCAGAAATCAAGATTTCAGCAATTTTTATGTTGCTGATTTTTGAACGCATAATATCAATAAACACTTCCTTAGTGTCTTTATCCATTTTTTCCATAAAGTCTCCAACTGAACATATTTTGTTTTTGGATTCCTTTAATTTAAGAAGTTCTTCTTTTAGCACTATGATTCCTTTTCGTAGGGGTTGGGGATAAAGTACACCTAATACACATAGAACGCAAGAGTGCTATGGTGGGTTTTGAGAATCATGAAAAATGAAAATAAGTCATCCGAAGTTCAAAAAGCGCTATCCGGTATCTACCAGATAAAAAATAACAAAGACCTACTGAATGATGTTATGCAGGTTCTAGACAGTCAACGTTTACTGCATTATTCTATTGGGGACGAGGTAAGCCTTTTCTCTACGGCGGGAAGAGTTCTTTACACCCTTATGCAGGAACCAACAATAACATTACGTGCTTTAGCGGTGTATTTGGATTTAAGTGAAAATATGATTGAACGCACTATTAAAACCCTTATGGTGCAAGGTTTAATTACAAAGACAAAAGTTGAACGCAAAAATGTCTATAGTTTTAATATTAATCAACTAGAAAAACACCCTGATATACGTCGCCTTGAGACAGTTATCACACTCATAAAACAACTAAAAGAGGTTGGGGAAGAAGAGCCCTTTTAGTAGAATATCTACCTAATGCCAAGTAAATCAATGGGTCCTCCAGCAAAAAATAAGCCAGTATTGGCCGCCCCTACTTTTCGTTACGGGAGTAGTTCTTACGTGGCACTCGCTTATGCCAAAACAAAAAACAAAACACCATTTGGTATCGACAACTTATTAAACTTCAGTTCTAGATTTTCTAACAATAGAGACATAAAGCGGACATTGGAAGTTTTGATAAGCAACGGGTCAATCAAAGAGGTTGAAAAAGACTTATGGCTTATAACCCCTAAAGGACGTCAACATATACTTGATTTTGCATCACGACGTAAGATTACGTCACAAGGCGTTAATTAGTCTTACTTACAAACCATGCATTAAAGACTTCGTCTGTTACTGGCATGAACCATAATTGAGCCTCGTCTAGGTCTCGTCTGCTTCCATTGAGTGTCCAGCAGACTTGTATGGATTCAGCCGCAGGGCACGAACCAACATTGCATTCCATTCCAAAACGTTCTGCAAACCACACAACAACACATCCATAATCTGGGATGAAGCATTCTCCGCTTTCTTCATTTGGGCATTCAACGGACACGATTTCAAGTTCAGACCTAACTATTTTTAGTTTTACTATATGGCCGTCACTATGCCACACCATCTCTTGAATGTTTGTCATAAGTAGATACTAGCGCATATTGATTATCAGATAGATTTAGAAAAATTAATACATTCTATAGACGCGGCATTTCCTCATGCCGTATATATATTTTACATCCTCAGATGGATGACTTCTTGTCAACTTTATTGAAAACCTCATTGATTTCATGAACAGATAGTTTTCCATCATCCATGTACGCACGGGCAAGCCCCTCTATTACGGTTGCTACGCCGGCGATTCCAGCCATTAGGCAGGCTTTCCATAATTGCACACCAGCGATTGCTCCAGCACCTATTACGGAAAGACCAGAAGCAGCAAACACTGCAAATATTCTCATTATTATTGTTTTCATGTTGGCCCCCCAGCATGTTAATTATTTACAAGCACACCCTATTGAGCAATAAAATTCCTCAGACTTTAGGCGCATCATCCCTCTTACTACAGACTTCCCGCAAACTTTGCATCGTGCAGGACTTGAGTTATCTCCGTAGTACTTAATTTGTACTCCATAAATAGCAGGGTCAAGAATCTGTTGTTTTGCTTGACTAGCCATTGCTTTAGCAGGTTTTTTTCCAGCCATTAGATATCTCCCTTTAGGTGGTCATTAATATGTTGGTCCAGTTTTACTTCATTGCGAATAACTGTTTCTTCTACCCGGTCTATTGAGCGACCAAGACTTTTTCCAATAATGTCAAGTTTGTCTGAAACAACACCATGGTCAGATTTATTTTCTCTTCGCCCTTTTTCTATAAGTGCAACAAGAATTGTTCCTAACATGGCAATTAATGCAACCGTAATTGCTTGCATAAAAGTTATGCTCCGGGATTAGGAAGTGAGCGCCACGCTGCTTCAAACTTTGCAGCATCTTTTGCCATTGCTGGAGAAATTTCTACATGCAACCACATGGGGTTGCCCTGATATGAACCAGCATTGTCATCCTTGGTAAACAATTTGATACCCGATTTCCCTGGACCACGAGAACAGCGATACCCCGCACCAAAGTCTCCATGCGCATACCAGTGAACTTCTTCAATTTCAAGAACTTCAGAGTTGATAACCAAGAAATCCCACATCTCACGGGCTACAGCCTCGGATGGGTACTGAATATCTGCGGCTGCACCCGTGGCATGGGTACTCATCCACTTGCCCGCTTCAGGGTCAGTCAATTTCATCCCAACAGTGTGGTCATTTTTCATCAATCTAACTTGATAAATCCCCAACGACTTTGTTTTCCACCTAGCCGCACAAAGCGCAACTAATTTTTCAGTGCCTGGTTGAGGCCCTTTTCCATCAAAACTGGGGTAATATGAGTATTTTCTGACCATGACAATTCCTTTTAAAAGCGAATAGTCAATTTTATCATTCTTCGTTATTGGGGGTAAGCAGAATGCCCAATAGGTGAATGACAAGGGCTATTGCGCTAATTACTAAACCCTTTTGCTTTACGTCACCAGACAATGTAATAAGAACAAGGGCCGTGCCCGC